TTCTGGACGCTTACCTTCTGACTCGTTAACAATAACACGAGCAACTTTAGTCATGTCAGTCCACATTAACTCAAATGTTTCAGGGTCACGAATGAATACTTGATCGCCGTATTTGAGTACATTTCGGAAAATACGGAAGATACGCTGATCTAACTTGTTAAGTTTAACCCACTGTAACAGTTGCTTTTTGATAATTTCAACTTCGTTGTCGGTTGGCTTGTCGTTATATTTGACCTGGAAAGGTACTACATCGTCGCCTGTAGTTTGTGTACAAAATTCAGCTAAGATATCCAAACAGGCGTTGATCTCTGTGTCGCTATCCATGTTTTCGTACTGATTATAACGTTCTACACGGTTTGGGTGCCCAGTATAAACTTCAGGTAAACGGCTTGCATAGTTACGATATACTATATCTGCATGTCCACGCAAGGGATCGCGGCCATCATTACGTCCGTATCCAGGTAATCCATCAGCACCTCTGCCAGACAATGGACTTATATCGCCAGCTACGTTAGCGACTTTAAAATACTTTTTCCACCCTTTTTTGTCTTGATCTGCCATTAATCTATTCCGATTGTAGTAGTTTACTTATCACTAAGCTGTGCTACTCTGTAGTATTTTGTTCATAGTAGCGTTTTGATCTCGAGTCAGAGATACTAAGTTTTCGAGTAACTGTGTTTGATGTGAGTCGCTTGCTGCTACTGCTGTACCTGCTCCGCCTACTGCTGCGGTTCCGGCATTTGCTGCACCTACTCCTCCGGCTACAGCAGCTTGCATTTGCTGTTGTGCACCGGTCATCATGTCCGATACCTGTGTTGAAGTTGGTGCTGTTGTTGCTACAGGTAATACAGGTCCTGCCATTGTCGCACCAGGCATTGCTCCAGGCATTGCACCAGGTGCGCCAGCAGTAGCCATTGCTGACATAGGATCTTTTAATCTGGCAAGAGTTTCTGCTTGTTCGCTAACAAATCGTTTTTGTACACTTGCTTGAACTTCTGGTGTGCTGCTACCAAATCTTGTACCGCGTTCTGCATATACAGCTTTAGTAAGTTCCTCTGGACTCATACCTTGCTTGTATACTTTGTTCATAATGCCGGATGCACCGGCACCACCGTGTTGTACCGCAGTACTCCACATCATATCTTGGAGGGCTTTGTTTCCTCCGATCATTTCTTTTAGACCAGCATCTTTAAGACCTGCCATTGCAGGATCATAACTCTTAGCTTTAATAAAATCGTGTTCTGAAGTTCCAAGTTCACCCGATTTGGCCATTTGTTGCCAAACTTGTGCAAACTGTCCTTCTTTACCTGCATCTGCTGGGCCTGCTGCTCTAAGTTTTGCAGCAGCTTCGGGATTTGACTGCTCTAAAAACTTAAGGTACTGATCCATTGATCCAACTTTGGATGCAATTTGATATTTTCCGTAACTGGTACCGCCTACTTTGTCCCAACCTACTGTTGCACTACCTTTGCCGCCCGATTCATATTTTTCGGACATACCGCCAAGGCCTTCATAAGCAGGAGCTGCAGGTCCAGCTTGTGTAGCTCCATATTTCATGCCACGCTGTGTAGCGGCGGTGTTGGCTGTTGAAGCACCACCGCCTGTTTCGCCTGCATTTGCTGCCCAATTTACTCCAGTAGGAGGAGTAACCCCTCCCTTACCAGAAAACATATTTGCTATAGAATCAAATACAGTACCGCCAGTATCTTTTACCGTACCTAACAATTGACGCATAGCATCAGATAACTGTATTATTATTCCATCAGGTCCTAAAAGACTGTTTGGACCAGTTCCAAATAACACTTGATTACGTGTGATTCGGGTTAGACCGTCGTTAAATGTGTATATTGTTTTGTTAGTTTCACTAAAAGCAGCACTTGATCCAGATCCAGGAGCAGCACCAACTGCTCCACCATTAGCATATCCAGGAAGTCGATCTAATCCTAAGGCTTTGGTTGTTTCGGAATTTAGTACGTATTCACCTTTATGTACAATACCAGCAGGCTCGTATTTTCCGCCGTGACCTGTATACCCGCCAGAAGAAAATCCGCTGCCTGTTTGTCCAGGAAGTACACTGGTTAGTTTATCGGCAGTTACTGCTAATCCAGAAAGAGCACGCTGTGCGGGCGAAACACCTAATTGCACAAAATCTTGCATGTTCTTCATGGTATTGATGTTAGCCGATTCAGCTTCTGCTGCTGCCTTGGTACCTTTATCCATTGCATTAATCTGCTGATTTTGTGCTGCTGTCACTTCTGCCAGGGTCTTTTGACCGGCTGCTTGTCTAACAAAATCATACAAAGGTGCTGCTTTAGTACCACTGAATATATCACTAAATGCACCGACTTTTGTTGCACCACCTGCAGTTTGGAGTCCTTGTTGAATGGATATACCTAACTGTTTAACTAATTCATCCTGGTTCATTGTGCCCATTTGAGAACCAAGCTGTGCAACAGCACCACCAGTTAATTGATTAGGCCCAAGTGCACCTTTAGTTACTACTCCTCCAGATGCATATCCTGCTCGTAGTGCGGCAGCTAATTCTGGATTCATTCCTTCAACACGTTTACTTGTTGCTAATGCCTCGTTGGCGGCTTTTATTCTGCGCTCATCACCAGAGGCTAATTCTTCTTCAATTTTAGCTCTGAAAGCATCGTCCATCATAGCACGATTTTGAGCTTCTTCTTGTTGCTTACGAGTAGCACCGGTTAGCTTAGTTAAAGCATCGGTTTCCTTCATATAAGCATTCATGCTTGCAACCGTTTCGTCGGTTGTTTTATTTTGTATTCTGCCCAGTCTCGATTGTAGTGTGACAAACCCAGCTAACGCTTCGTTTTGTTGATCGACACTATATCCCAGCTGAATGAATTGGTCTCTAATACCAGACTTTTCCATTCCTTTGGAAACATTGGCCATTGCCTTGGCACCATCAGCAACGTCACCTTTAAACATAGTAAGACCGTAGGTATTTTCACCTATTAGTCTATTAAGTTTGTCAAGTTCTGTAACACTGATATTAAAACTTTGTGCAAGTTTAAATACGCCTTGGGTTCCTTCGGCTGTTGTTGCACCAAATTGAGATAATGCTTTATAGGATTTCCACTCAGCATCGCCTTGTTTAACTGCTGCTTCGCCGTAGGCTACTAATGCTTTTGTAGCAAGTCCGATTGCTATGCCCCACGGACCTCCAACAAGCATTCCAGCCATTGTACCAAGACCGTTAACTGCTGATCCTGCTACCTTACCAAATCCAGCTAATCCGTCGGCACCTTTATAAAGTTCTGAATTTAAACTTTTTAATGCACCGCCAAATTCGACAAGAGAATCTACGCCCTGTTTTAGTATGCTTGCATATTTTAATTGCGATGTAGCTGCTGCTTTCATTCCAGCAGCTTGTTGAGCAGCTTTATCTCCACCTGAGGCTTTTACAGATGCCTGAGCTGCTCTAGCAGATGCCTTGGCTTGGCCTTGGATAAAAATCTTAGCCATTTTATCCATTTCTTTTGAAAATGCATCAGAAATAGATTTTGAATATTGATTTTTTTCTGCGTATTTTTTAGCACTGGTTTTGGATTTTTCTCGATCTGCCAGTGCTTTAGATTGCTTACGGCGTGCTTCGCTTTCTTTAGTATTTTTTTCTAATTCATCAGCAGTACGCTTTGTTTCTTTAGCTACTTCATCGTTGGCAATTTTACTTTCTTTTGCAGCGGCCGTAGTTGCAGTGGTCAAGGCTGTTAGAGCCGAGATCATCTCGTCTAATTTTCGGTTTAACTCTTCAGAATTGTCGTCAGCCATATTTCTCGTGGTAAGTATACGACTATATTTACCTAAGGATTTTCCATGAATTCCAATCCGCTAATGAAGTTTTTTCGTCAACCTGCCATTTATACACGCTTACCCAGCAACGGTAAAAATTGGGCCATTGGCACTATTAACTACCCCGAAACAGGCGAATTACCTGTATTGCCAATGACAGCTATCGACGAAATCACTTATCGTACTCCTGATGCCTTATTCAACGGCGAAGCGGTTACTGGTGTTATACAAAGCTGTTGCCCAAATATCGTCAATGCATGGGCAACACCCAGTGTTGACTTGGATGTCTTATTAGTTGCTATACGTATTGCCAGTTATGGTCATAGCATGGATATTTCTTCTACATGCCCAAGTTGCGGTGAAGAACATGAATTTGGTTTAGACCTACGTACAGTTATTGACAATTTAAAATCTGCCGACTTTGATCAGCCTTTAGTTAAAGGTGATTTGCAATTGCATTTTAGACCATTGACCTACAGAGAAATGACTAATAATAGCTTACAGCAGTTCGAACAACAAAAAACACTACAGGCAATTAATTCAAGTGAAACTATCCCTGAAAAAGATAAAGTGGCTCAGCTAAACTCAATGATGCGAAGTCTAATAGAAGTTACTGTAACTGCTATGAGTCAGAGCATTACCGAAATTCGAACTAACAATAGCATTGTTACCGAGCAGGCTTATATAGAAGAATTTTTACATAATTGCGATAGAAACTTGTTTAACTCTATCAGAGATCACATTGTTAAAATGCGTGAAGATAGCGAACTTAAACCGCTAACAGTATCATGTCCGTCATGTCAGCACCAGTACACACAAATCTTTACATTGGACATGGCTAATTTTTTCGATCCCGCCTCCTAGTCAGTGACTACCAGAAAATTGAAGAACTGGTAGATAAAATGGACAAGGAGGCTGAGCAAATACGCAGCGAAATATTAAAACTCTGCTGGTATATGCGTGGCGGTATCACATACAACGAAGCAATGAATCTCAGTTTTAACGAACGCGACTTAATAGGTCGCATAGTTAAAGACAACTTAGAGACCACTAAGAAAAGCGGCTTACCATTTTTTTAGAAAAATACTAAACCTGATAAATAAATTTATGAATAATTATTATGTTTATCAATATCTTAGAGAAGACGGAACTCCGTATTACATTGGCAAAGGAAAAGGTAATAGGGCTTATATCAATAATAGAACCACGCCCAAGCCTGTTGATAATAATAGAATACAACTGATTAAAGAAAATCTATCAGAAGAGGATGCATTTAGATTAGAAATTGAGCTTATTGCATACCACGGAAGAAAAGACTTAGGAACTGGTATACTCAGAAATCTAACCGACGGTGGCGAAGGTGTATCTGGAAGAATAGCTACTATTGAAACTGTAGAAAAAAGAGTAGCAAAAAATACAGGTAAAAAACGCACTCCGGAGCAAAAAGAAAGAATGCGATTATCGCAATTAAATCGCAAAGAAAAAACAGCAGACGAGATAAAGGCGATATCTGACAAAATATCTAAAAATCGCAAAGGAAAAGGTACTGCTCCAAAGTCAGAAGAACATAAGAAAAAATTATCAGAACACTTTACAGGTAAATCAAATGGCTTACGATCGGAAGAAACTAAACAAAAAATGCGTAAACCAAAATCCGATGCACACCGAAAAGCTATTTCAGAAGGTAGAAGAGCCAAGTATGCAGCACTAAGAGAACAAAAGTAGCGTGGATATAGAAAAAGTAAAATCTGATATACTAAAATGGATTGTTGAGTTTGTAGAACAACCTAACAGAGATCTTGCGGGTTGGCCTCCGTGTCCCTATGCTCGCAAAGCCAGAATAGATGGAACTGTAGATATACGTGTAGGTCGTATAGATCCATTAGTAGACTTAGCCAATGCAGTAATGGACAACTATGAAGTAATTGCCTATGCTTACGATCCTAAAGAGTTTACCGCCAATGATTTTGATCTGCTAGTGCAAAGACTTAATCGAAATTTCCTATCAATTAGAGGTTTATTTGCACTAGCAGATCATCCTGAATCTGTAGAAACAGTAAACGGTGTTACAATGAATCAAGGCACTTACGCCGTTGTATTCTTACAAGACTTATCTAAACTCAATCACTTTGCACGACTGTTGGCTCGACAAGGTTACTATAACGGCTGGCCCGAAGAATATCTTACAGAACTGTTTGCAGGTCGTGAGGATCCTAGATTATGACATATCAGTATGCACGTATTGATCTGTCTAAAACTACCTATAAACCCAGTGTTAAATGGGCTTATGTCAAAGACATTGATATTAACGAGTTAAACAATATCTACAGAACTTACTGTATCTATAAACATTTTTCCAGTGTAATGCCTATCTTTGACAGTCAATATACAGACCCTGACACAGATGTAATTGGTTATTACGACAATGAGAGAATGGTAGCGTTCTCTTTAATCAAACGCTACGATACAGCTAATGCTTTGTGTGCTCAGTTTGCTTGGACTTATCACAATCCTAAGCTACGTTTGGGTATAGAAAGTTTAAAAACCGAGTGTGCTATCTATAGAGAACGTGGATTTCAGTATCTTTACTTAGATCAAGCACACTTATACAAACAAGGCTTCGAAGGCTTTGAATTACTGGGACCAATGCAATAATGGACATATATCATATTTGGGCAAACAAAGAAGGCGACATCACGGATCGAGAATGGGTAGCTAACATGCGAGCGTTTCTTACGCACTTAGTTGACGAACACAAAATGATTTCATTTAGAATCACACGCTGTAAGATGGGATTTCGCAGTATAGCTGACATGCCAGAGTGGCACATTATGATGGAGTTTCGTGATATGGCTCAAATGGAAGCAGCGTTTAAACGTGTTGCTCCATTAGAAGGAGAACTCGAAACTAAGCACAAGTCATTTAATCAATTTGTGGATTGTTCAACAATCCAGCATGCGCTCTATAGGGATTTTCCAGATGTATTTGAATAAATAAAGTTGTAGTTCGCGATATTGACGTATCCAACTACTCTAACGCTTTCAAGGAGCATCAGCATGTATATTTACAACAAATCGCATACGCCGCCTGGATTTTACATCTACGCTTACTTACGCAAATCAGATAATACCCCTTACTACATTGGCAAAGGGCAAGGTAGTAGAGCTTGGGGTAAGCATCATTTTAGAATACCAAAAGATATCACCAAGATTGTTATACTCGAAGCTAACTTAATAGAATTAGGAGCACTGGCACTAGAACGTAGAATGATTCATTGGTACGGTCGCAAAGATCAAGGCACAGGAATATTAAACAACAAAACAGACGGCGGCGACGGGTCTATAAATCTGTCGGCAGAAACAAAAGCTAAAGTCGGATCTAAACTTAAAGGAAGGGTACCTTGGAATAAAGGACTATCAACTGGTCCACGTTCTGCCGAATCATGCGCTAAACAAAGTTGCAGTACAAAAGGTGTTCCTAAATCCGATGCACATAAAGCTAATATGAAAGGGCATATCCCACATAATAAAGGCAAGAAAGCAGACGAATTCTTAACATCTGAATCAAGAGCTAAGATTAGCAATACACATAAAGGCAAACCCAAATCCCTAGAGCATAATATTGCTAACAGCAAATCTCAGAAGGAATATCAGTTAAAGAAGTTAGTTACATTATAAGATGTTCTAACGAACATCTGTTGTTTCGCTATCGCTCACAACATTATTTTTTTTATTTTAATAGTAGAAAGTAGAGCGAAGCGATAAGATACTTCATCTAGACTCAACAGCCACACTTAACCCACTACAGGGTTAAGAAAAAAGTTGGGCTTCATCTGAGCTCGCACAAACCACATAACGTTAGAACTATCGGATATAAACTACATATCTTGCGTAGGCGGTTGTCCGGTACCTACTCGTTCCGTCTTAATATACAACGGTAGCTATTACATAAACGTTATCTTACGTAATAACCTGGGAATTCACTGTCCCTCTTTTTGCCTTTTTAATTTTTTCAAACAACTAAACCGCGGGTCTTAAAAGCGATCTTCGTCCTGTTAAGGATAGTAGTTGAGTGCTTCGTGCAGCGCGAAGACTTCCATCCCTGTGCCACGTGGGCCAGGTTTAGGGCATCCGAAATTAACTGATGCTGGTCAAAACTGCTGAAGTTGCCTGTTAAATTTTGTTTTTTATGTGTGATCCATGTACACGTACTTGAATATGACCATTGTAGTAGTCATCTGATTCCAGTACTCGCCGTGAAAATTGTTCACGTGCTTCTATGTACGAGCATTCGGCTTTTGATTTACAATAATATAAGATTTCGCGTTTGAAATTGCCTGTGCCTTGCTTGTTGATATCTTCTGTGAGATTGGGAGAGCTGCCGTAGTATTGTTGCCAGTCTGAGTCTATTTTACTTCGAATTTTTTTGCGTTTTTTAGTGCCGTTCTTTAATTTTACTACTTTATATGTTGTCTTAGCAAACTTTGCGAGCTTTTTGCCCACGTACATTTTGCCATTGGTAAGATTAGTAATCAAGTAGACGAATCCGATTGCATCTTCGGGTAATTCATTTACTGGTTCACCATTATAATACCATGTCATATTGCATAGTTATGACTGATCCAGCCAGGTCTAAAATTATGCAATATCGACATCGGTATTGTAGGATGTGAAACCATTTTCTTTAACAACTTTTAAAATGTTTTCCACACGCCCTGCAAGTTCGTCCCTGTGACTTACTAACCAAACACTCTTATGTCTTTCTCTACTTAATTGTTTCAATAAACTTAATGCGTTTTCGACACCTTGTGTATCTAACCCATTGTCAATCATTTCGTCAATAAACAATACATTGATAGGTTGGTATAGACTTTCAAAAACGTCTCGGAACGCCCAACTCATACTAAGAATAAGTCGGTTACGTTCTCCTCGACTTAGGTTATCAAAATCCAGTTCACGACCTAATTCTTCAATGCTAACTGTTAGATCGTTTTGGAATACCACAGTATGAGGTAAACCGATTCGATCTAAATAGTGTGTTAATCGGGCATTTAGATATGATAGATTCTGTTCAATGATCTTCTTGCGTATAAATGAATCTTTATTGGTTAACAACTTTAGTAAGAATTCTTGATGCTCTTGCAATCTTGTTAACTCGTTCATTTGATCGTATGTAACTTCTTGTAGTGCTTGATTTTGCATATCTACAATCTGCTCGCCGTAAGGATCAGTTTCTGCAGAACGTGTAGCAAGTTCTTTGCGTAGTGCTTCTAAGCTGTTGCGATGATTAAGCGCATCCTCTAAAGTATCGTAAAAGACCTTAGGCTGCGCACCAGGTTCGCCAAGATCCTCCAACTCATTTTCTAATTCAATGATAGTAACGCCAGCTAAGTCGACTTCAACAGCCGCTGCATCCAGTTCTTTCTTTTTAGCAGTAACAATAGCATCGTGATTATCGTCGTGCAACTCTTGTCCACAAGCATGACACTTGTGATCAATTAACGCTGCAAGTTCGGCTGTTATTTTATCTGCAGTTTTTATTTCACGTGTTTGATCCAATCGAGCTCGTGCTAAAGTTTTTTGTAAATCTGCACGTTCTTTAACAAGATTATTATATTCTGTTAATGCTTTGTGTGCAGCAACTTCTGCTTCGATATCAATATGTTCAAGGCTGGAAATTGCTGATTCAAACCCAGCAACATCCTCCGCCTGTTTAGTTGCCCACATCTTTTGACGTTTGCGCAGACTTTCGATCTGTTCTTCAATACGCTTATTAGCTTCTTGTACAGCACGAATACGAAATTCTTCTTGACTAATGCCGTCTTTAGTAGACTTGTTTAGCTCTTTGATCTTTTCTGCACGTTCGCTAAGAAGTGTAATACCCAATAGTTGTTCGATAATAGTACGTTGATCGTTGGCTTTGAGACTTAAGAAAGGTTCTGTGTAAGTGTTTAAGGCCAATACATGTTTAAACATGTCGTGGCTGAGCCCTAACGTTCTTTCAATAGCTTCTTGTGTTTCTCTCGAGTCACCTTGACTGTCGTCGGTAATTTCTTGTTCTTTGTTGTTAACATAAAATTTTAGAACGTTAGGTTTACGACCACGTTCGATTCGATATTCTTGACCGCCGACTATGAAGTCTAAACTGACTAACATATTTTTGCCATTGGTTTTATTAACCAAATTATCTTTGCGAATATTACTTAAAGCATTTCCGTAAAGTGCATAGCTAAGTGCATTGATGATTGTAGTTTTACCAGTACCGTTACGAGAACCATCACCGCCGAGGTCGAGATTTTCTCCCAACACCAGAGTTAGGTCACGTCGATCAAAGTCGATTGCTTGAGTAGCATTACCGACACTCATAAAGTTTTTTACGGTTAAATTTTTTATACTAATCACCGAATTTCCTTGTTAAAATATCTTTCGTTTAAATTTGTAATTAAGTAGTTTCCGAAAAACTTGTGTGCATCACCACCAGGATGTCCGTGATGCTTATACAGATCGTAGTCTTTCGGTATAAATCCATTTTCTAATGAATAAGTTCCAAAACTAAATTTCCATAAATCTAATATCGAATTGTCTGCTCTTATTGTTTCCTGCAGACTTGATATGAAAGGACTGTTATATCCTACTAAATCAGAATCTGGAAGCACATCGACATTAGAAAAAATTATATAAGGAATAGAACGACTTTGCATCCATCCTGTTAACATGATAATATCCGTCAACAGATTGGTTACTTCTGCTTCTCGGTCATAGTGAGATAACCATTGCTTATAATAATCTTTTATTCTTGCATCAGCTAACTGATGTATATCCGGTACTATAGTATCAATCAGACCTTTGATACTCCAATTTATTTTTTGATGATCTACGGTGATCGAATGAAAATGCCCATCATTAACAGTGGCCGGTAACCAAGGTTGCCAAAGTTCAGTACGACTGATAAAGGTCAATCCAAGTAATACAACAACATCGTTGGAACCATATTCAATTAAATCTCTCAACGTGGTACGTATGATACGACGATTACAAGATCCTGCTTGACCGCGGTTAATTAACTCGGCTTTAAAATAATCAGCAACGTGGTCAGCATAAACTTCATGTCCCTGACCGGGCTCACCAAAACTGCACGAGTTAGAGTATACAATCATAATAAATCTTTAAATTCAGGTAATACTTGACCAAAATCTTGTTTACGATGTTGATCCATTATACGTGTTAATCTACGAAACTCATCTAAATAATGTGTGAGATCTGTAGACAACATATAGTTTAACATATCTTGCCACTGTTCTGCAAGAATATAGGCATCTCGACCGCAGCACCAATGTATATGATCGGTTATAAGTTTTTCTAATCGATTTTTATGATGGTCAGGTAACACAGCCAATGTCATATGTTCCGGAGAAGTTATTGCATGTAGACTAAATTTAGAAATATCTAACCGTCGGTTATTGTGCCAGTTTTTTTGCAATTCGATCAAACTGGCCGCATTCATGAATCCCACAGCCGATGTAACTGTAAAATTAACGTTGGGACAATAATTTTGTAGCAAATCTAAATTATTTTCAATGTCGGTCCAAACAGTACTGTGTCTAACATATTCGGCAACTGGCCCAATAGCATCTAAACTGGCACCGATTGTTATTTGACCGAACTTTTTCCAAAGATCAAGAACATTAATATTGCGAAACTGTAATCGAGTAAAGTTAGTATTGTAAAAAATTTCTAAATCAGTATTGCCGCAGTCTATCAATTTTTGTAATATTATATAGTGTTCGGGTGCAAGCAAAGGTTCACCGCCGGCAAAGTAAATTTTTTCTGCGCTGGGTAAAAATTCTACTATCTCTTCTAAGGCCAATTTACGCTGTCGGTTACGTAAAGAATTTTCAATAGAAATAGTAGTTCCAAACAGTTCTGCATCTTCCTGAGCAATAGAACTACTGAAGTAACCGCTACACATACGACATTTAAGATTACAAACGTTGTTTAACCGTATATCTAAATAGATTGGATTAAACGCAGAATCAGTATCGATCTTCCATCTTTTTATCTGTTCTTGTCTTAGACTTGGTAATCCACTATCCTCTTTTTGATAGCAGTAAGAACATTCTTTACTACGTTGCCCAGACAACATATTTTGTCTGATCTGAATAAATTTTTTATTATTGCCGATCTCTAACGGAGTAGCTTCTTCGATATTACCCATTGGGTATTGATGATCAGCAACACAGCACGGAAGAACATTGCCGTCTGTGCCTACATATAAATGCATCCATGGCAACGGACAAAAGGTATCTTCGTAACGTATAACTACATTGTTAAAATAAGGTTCGACCTGTATAAAGGATATCTCATTGCTTATTTGCAATAGTTCGTTTTTGATATCAGCATTACCAGTGACAACGACAATAAAAAATTTTGATATATCTATTTGATCAAGATATTTTTGTAATCTAAGTATTGCTGCTCCTGGCAAATCGATATAGTCGTAAGTGTCTGCTGTATCCTGTATTATTATGATTCTATCGTTGTGATTGTACTCAGTCTGATATAAGTTTTGTAGTCGTTGGTATAGTTGTGAATCATATAGATTCACAACACCTACAACATTAAATTTTTGTTCAAGATCAGCAATTGCTTGATCAAACGGATTCATAAATTTTGATAGATTTTAAGCAACAACTTTGAATCATAAAACTCGCTTTCGATATTGGTAATCTGATCAGTTACGATTTGATCTACAGATTCAAACTTAACATCGCCTGGTGCCATGTCAGTCTCGATACTGGCATTCTTAGCAGGTATCAAAGCCATTTCTCTAAGATTATGAGTTTTTATAAATGTTTCTTTGATAAAGTTGGCTTCTTCGTAGCTAATACCTATATCCAGTTGAACACGCACATGCATTCGTGGTGCAAGTAGTTCATCAGGTCGATCAATCACATCGGATAGGTTGTAAACACGATACTTAGGTTGACCGGGCCAGGCAAAATACTGATCTTCCTTGCCCCATTCCTTAATCATCATACCTCGATTGTCATCGCCGGCATCGGCAAAGTTATGCGGAAAACAGTTGCCAATATAGTTGATGTTGCGTTTTTGTTGCCGTAAATGAAAATGTCCAGAATAAACAGATTCAAACCCGCCAAAGTTGTCAACTTTAAGATCGCCATGGTCTGGCATTTCTACCATGGCATTCATTTTAAAATGTGGTAGTTCAAAGTGTCCAAAACAGTATTTTCCGGACAACTTAGGTATTTTTTTATAATCGTCGCCGACTAACCAAGGAGCAATAACAACATCGCCTTCCTTGAACCAATCATTAACAATAGTAATATTAGGTAAGTGACGAGCCCATTCAGCACCGTGTATGTCTCGTTTATCTCTGTAATAGAGATCGTGATTGCCCGGAATAAAGAAAAATTGATCAAATGCAGCCGACAGCTTTTCTAATGCACGTAGACTAAACTGGAGAGTCTGTAGGTTAATACTGGCACGATGGTTGTGCCAGTCACCTAAGAACATTCCAGTTTCGCAACCGTTTTGTTTAGCTGTGTTGATAAACCAATCAATAAAGCTATCGCAATCTTGATTGTGTACTAAACTGTTTGATTTAAGACCATAATGTATATCAGTACAAATAGCAGTCTTTTTAAATAAGTTACTCATTATATCCTTTAACGATCATCGCAAGTAACTGATATAATAACAGTTTTACTCGGACTCAGTCAAGTCGTCTGGCAATTTATAAGTGCTTGGATCAACGATAGTAACCGGTCCGGGTTTTTGATAACTCTTATTTGAATTCTGTCTGGTCCAAGAAGGATTCAACCCGTTCATTTCTAAAATATCGTCACGTATGTTTTGATTTTTCTTTTCGATATTTAGGATTCGAGTAAAGCTGTTAGTGATAGCAGCGGTATAATAGGCAAATGGGTTTTGACTTTTGGATTCGTCAAACTGTAATCCGATCTGACTCAATTGTAACAAAGCCTGTCCACGCATTTCTTCGTTGTATGTATAACCACGCCAATTACTACGTGTAGCATAGCGTTCGCATAGCTTTAAGAACATACGTGCTAATTCAGCAGTCATCTCTCCGTGATCTCTTGAATATTCTCCTGTAACTAAATCGCCTTTCCAGTGACTTTTGCCCACAAGATAAGGTTCCTTTTCTTCGGTTATACGATAGTGATAAAACGGAGGAAAGTTAACACGCACATGTGTAGGATCTAATACAACTTCATCGACAATATCGGCCAATGGATCCTCGACAGTTTCTTCTTCGTCGAGCATGAGCATATCTTTAAGATTTTTCTTTTTAGCAGCAGTCTTAGGTACTTTTTTGGGTGCAATCGGTATATGATCCCAACAGGTAATTCTAAATACAAGATCAGTATTGGGAATCTTTTTTTGATCTACAATTTCGCCTGTTTCTCGCTTGATACGATCTGTACGATTACGTCTTGCTTCTGCAATAGTACGCTGATTGATTTTGTCTAAGTTAGGTAAAATGATATCATATTGATGATCAGTTTTTGGATCTCTATAGCTGCAATATGTATTTTTACTTAGATGTATTTGTTTTAATAAATCTCTGTTGTTGAGATAGTTAACCTTTGCAGGTGTTTTAAATGGTTTAGTGGGAGTAGCCTCAGACAATATAGTTCTCCAATGTCGATTACTTATTATAACATAAATGTTGCAAAAGAGCAACATTTTTTAATAAACTTAGCCGTTTTTATAGACAATAAATAAGTGATAGGATAACCGATATGGCTACAACCACAAATAACAGTTCGTCAATACCGCCAGCAGATCCAGCTATTTCGCAGATCACTAAAGCTACTACGGCTGACAACGTTAGTCAGGCTACGCTTGCAGCCAACAATCCTGTTGCAAGTGCCGATTATCAAGCTACAGTTAAATCTCAAACCGATGCGTTATACCAACAAAAACTTGCCGCTGCGGCAGCATCTGGATTAGACGCAATTGACGTTAATGTACAGAATGATCTTAAAGACGAAGCAACATTAGAAGCAAAACAAGTTGCTAATGCAAAATATCAAGTACCGATTGTTGCTGCTAACGCAGGGACATTAACAGCAACAGCAGATCAAGTACCACCTACTACTGCTGCAAGTACCAATAATACTGTACCTCCAGTTAGCACACCGCCTGCTGATACTAACGTAGCTTCTACCTCTTCTTCAACAAACACTAACAGTGACACAGGTGGGTACAGTCGTTTTGTTGGAGATGTTAGAGCAGACGGTGCAGTATTAGATAGATTTGATAGTAGTGGTAATCCTGTTTGGGTTAAAACAGCTCCGACTACTTCAGCCAGTACAGAAAATGCTACTCCGGCAGTTACTGCACCTGCTGCTAACACACAAGTAGCTGCCGCTGGCCCTGGGTCTTCGGTACCACCTGCTGATCCTGCTGTACCTCAAATTGAAAAATCTACTACAGCTTCTAACGTAAGTCAAGCAACGTTAGCGAAAAACGACCCCGCAACATTTGCCGACTATCAAGCCACAGTTAAGTCTCAGTCTGATGCCTTATATGCACAAAAAATAGCAGAATCGCCGTTTCCTGACGATATTTCAGAACAAAATCAATTACGCGATGAAGCCAACTTAGAAGCAAAACAAATTGCCAATGCCAAATATCAAGATCAAATTGCTGCGGCTGGTGCAGGTAATGTTGTAGCAACAGCAGATCCAGTACCGCCTACTACTGCGGCCAGCACAGAAAATGCTCCACCTCCAGTAGTTGCTCCACCTATCAATACTACTGTAGCTGCTACAACTGCAAGTACTGGTAATCAATCAAACCCTTATGTTGCTCCTCCAGTTGATACAGCCGTAGCAACAACTGCCGCTGATACCGGTAATCAAGATAATCCATACGTAACAGATACAACGAATACTGCGGTAGAAGCCACAGAAACAAATACTACTGACACAACTAATCCATATGATACACCTGGATTTGATAATAATGTAGCTGCCACAGAAACAAATACTACTGACACAACTAATCCATATGATACACCTGGATTTGATAATAATGTAGCTGCAACCGAAGTTAATACAGCTGACACAGTTGATCCATATGCTGCTGTCGGTTCTGAAACAGGTAGCGTTGTTCCTACTACAAGTGTTAGCACAGCTGATACAGTCGATCCTTATTCGGCTGCATATGCTGATATCAACTCATCAGGAGTCCTAACCGGCGTACTTAATTCTGCTACAACAGCAACTAATAGTGCAGTTAATACATCTAACATACCAACATCAGATCAATTAGCTGCTGATCAAGCTGCTGCCCAAAAACAATTAGCATTACAAACAGCACAGATACAGGCACAGCGTAAACAGGCTAATGATGGTGACTGGCGTGTTAAGTTACGGTTAGCTGGCGGCAGTCAATATCTATACAATAACCCAGACGGTCCTGGAATATTACAACCACTACAGGTTACAGGCGGCGTAATATTTCCTTATACCCCTGTTATCAACACAAGCTACAAGGCCAACTATAGCAGTTACGATCTAACACACAGTAACTACAAAGGTTATTTTTATCAAGGTAGCTCAGTAGGAGAAATACGTATTCAGGCAATGTTTACAGCACAGGATACCAATGAAGCAAATTATCTTTTGGCAGTAATACATTTTTTCCGATCAGCTACAAAAATGTTTTACGGACAAGATACTAACTATCGTGGTTCTCCTCCGCCGCTGGTATTTTTGCAAGGTTTAGGAACATATCAGTTTAATTTACATCCTTGTGTAATTGCACAGTTTGATTATAACCTGCCGGGAGATGTTGACTATATACGTGCAACCAGTGTAAGTAATCCTGGAACTAATTTAAATGATCGCCGTGCTCAACAGAATTTGCCTACTAATTATACTGGCACAAGTCAAACCAGATTGGCCAATAACAATTTGACTAAAGGTGCTATCAGCGGGCCGCCGGCAGCATCGACTCTACAAGTCGATGCACCTACTTACGTACCTACTAAAATGGAAATTGGTATTACATTATTACCAGTACAAACACGACAGCAAGTCAGTCAGCAATTTAGTTTAGCTAAATTTGCTAACGGAGACTTAATCAAAGGAGGTTTCTGGTAATGGCTGCAACCTATGGCTCAACAAGTCCCTATTTCTTAACTCAGTATTCGCAATTCTTTTTAGATGTAATGGTCAACAGACCTATTCCTAAAGAGTCAGATGATCAATTGTTTACTATCAATCAAACATATCAATATCGACCAGATCTGTTAGCATATGACCTGTACAATCGAGCAGAATTATGGTGGGTCTTTTATCAACGTAATCCAAACACATTAACTGCTCCGCCTTGGGATTTCGCTCCTGGAGTAGAAATATTCTTACCAAAAATCACTACCTTGCAAACAGCATTGGGATTCTAATCAATGGCATCTGAAGTTACTTTTCCTGAACAAAACGCTGGAACTACTGTCGAGCAGGCTCAAGTAGCCCGAGACGACGGTGCACCAGTACAAACTCCGGCACCGGATAATATTAAAGTTGATCCTACAACTGGTCGTGTAGCACCAAATAATAATACTATACCTACTAACGCAAATAGTTTTTACTATGCTAAAAATACCACAACTGGAACTGATGCTCCGAGTCGCAAGTTATCGACTACACAGACTGTACCACCACCAACTGCACAGCCGACACTAAACTCAGATCCTATCACTGCGGCAGCTACATCTATTGGACAATTTGTCGCAGGCGGTACTCAACTTGGCGGTGTAGGTGCAATTGGATCATCTGGCAGCGTATCATCTGATGATTATGGTGCATCGGTTACTTCTCGTATTAATCAAATTGCAGCCTCTGGTCAAAATGCACACGTACAACCACAAGGTAATATTTTAGACAAATACTCATCGTACTCGTACAATATCAGCATTTATCTATTGAATCAAAAAGATTACTCAAATATGGTTAATGATAAATCTCATATGGTATCAGGCCCTCAGTTATTAATACAGTCCGGTGGCGCACCTATAAGCACAAAAACTGTAACCGGACAGACTGCACCTGGGCGTAGTCAATTCTTTCCATTGGACTTCTATATCGATGAAGTTAAAGTTAAAACTTTAATGCCAGGCAAAGGAACCAGAGGAGCCTATTCAAGTTACGAACTTGATATAAGAATCATTGAACCCAATGGCATTAGTCTATTAGATAATCTATTTAGAGCTGTTAAGCAGTATATAGGTAGAACAGAAAATTATCTGTCGCAAAATTATCTTATGGTAATACGTTTCTATGGTTATGATCAAAACGGAAATCTATTACCAGTATCAAACGCAAATCAAACCACAGTAACTGGGTTAACAGATCAAACTGCTATAGTCGAAAAATATATTCCTTTTCAATTTACTAACATTAAGTTTCGTGTTGCTAATAAATTGACTGAATACGAATGTCAAGCTATTGTTACACAAAACAATATTGCGTCGGGACAGGCAGCTGGTACTATTCCTTATAATGTAGAGCTAACTGCTTCGACTCTTAAAGATGTATTCAACGGAGTTGCAGCATTTGGAACATCTACTGCTGCTAATGCTGGCAGCGGAAGAGAAGCAACCGGTAGTTCAACTCCGCCGAGTGCTAATAGCTCAAGTTCTGCTCCTCCAAAAGCCAACGCTGCACCTACAAAAGTAGTAACTTCGGGAATTATTGATGCTATAAATCAATATGAAAAACAGCACGTAAGCGAAGGAATTTTTGAAATACCGCACGAATATTCAGTAGTATTTGTTGATCCTGTTATTGCTAATGCCAGTACCGTTCCTCCGGGCGAAACTGATAAAAGTAAGACACCGATGGGTAGTAATGCTACAGCATCGCAGCAGGTAAATCCTGCTACACAAAGCATGAGTACTAACAGTAAAAATATCAGTGCTACTGCGGGTACCAGCTTACTGCAATTTATTGATCAAACTATCAAAGGTAGCGATTACATTTCAAGTCAGCAGGTTTATATTATTGATCCTGTTACACAAAAACTTGTAAAACGTTCAAATAATGCCAAAGCATTTGGTTGGTATCGAGTTGGTATGCAGGTTGAACCTAAGGGGTATGATAATAAGCGTAATGACTATGCTTATAAAATTACCTATCAGATTAGTCCATACCTTGTAAGCAATTTGCATATTCCTTGGTTTCCAGATGGAGAATTCCGTGGTGTACAAAAACAATATTATTATTGGTTCACTGGTCAAAATACTCAGATATTAAATTACGAACAGACATTTAACGCACAGTTTATGATCACTTCCAATACTCCGCAGAGTGGAATATGGACTACAGCAGACTACAGAGATGTGCCTAAATATTCTTATCAAACTCGTAGCAATGAAAGCGATCAAGGTGCCGACGGCAAAACATTCGAAGGTGCAGCATCGGCAGCTGATCGCCTATACAGTCCTGCTGATCTAAGTAAAGTTAATTTAAGTATTGTAGGTGATCCGGCATGGATCATTCAAGGAGAAGTATGGTCTGGTATTGCTGGAACAAACTTTAGCTATAATCCTTTCTTAGTCGACGGAACAATTAATCCAGAAAGTCAAGAACCTCTATTTGAAATTTTATTTAATAAACCGGTAGACTATGACATCGGCACAGGTGTTATTGACCCAACTCAAGCTACCAATGGCGGAAATGAAATCATATCGCGAACACCCAGCGAAACCAATGGCCCATCGCAAAGCTACGTTTACAAAGCTATACAAGTAACCAGTATTTTTAGCAAGGGTCGCTTTACACAAGACTTAGAAGGAGTATTAATTACTTTCCCTGTTAAAGTTAATGCTCTTTCGGCGTTTGCCAATGAAGTTGGCAATGGTAGACCTACTGCAAATGCAGCGTCTACCTTTGCTGCTAACGGATTCTTAGGTACAAATACCGCAGGTAATGCCTTTATTGGATATAGAAATTCTACAGCACACAGTGGCCCAGGTGGAACACAGAGTGTGGGTGTAAAAGCAAGAGCAACACAATTACCAGATTCGATACAGAATGTAGACACAGAGTCACAACCATACTTACTTCAACGTAGAAATGCAAGATTTGCTCCGGCCGCAGAGGATCCAACCAGCGGGACTACTAATGTAAGAGTAACGACACCGACTCAAACAACCGATCTTTCGGTGTTCACTCAAAACGATCCCAAGAGTGCCGAAGAGTTTAGAGTTTATGTAAACCAACAGGAAAGAGTTTTACAACCACAGATACAAGCACAACTTGAAGCGGCTCACCCCGGTTGGACTCCGAGTCGCATATTTACAACATCACAGTTACAAGCCAGCTCTCAGGCCTATAATGCAGGTCTAAAACAATTTGCACCACAAATTCAAGCATCGGGTGCTAATAGTCCAGTGCCAGACGCAACAAATACTACACCACAATTAATAAGTAGAGACGAATAATGGCAGAAAATATACAACGAAGTCGAGGTAGAGGCCAAGGTTATAAGTTTGATCGCGGCGGTAATCCAGCCGAAATGGGACCATTTATCGGCGAAGTAATGAATAACGTTGATACAGTTCGTTCTGGCCGTGTACAAGTTTATATTGAGCAATTTGCCGGCGACGATAAAACTGACGAAAGTCTTTGGCGCACAGTTAGTTATGTTCCACCTTTTTACGGTTCAGTAGTACAAAACGGAACTGACACAGGTACAGGAACATTTGTAGGTAATCCTCAAAGTTATGGTATGTGGTTTACTCCGCCAGATTTAGGAACATTAGTAATCTGTTTCTTTGTAGCAGGTGATCCTAACCAAGGTTATTATGTTGGCTGTGTACCTGATACTGGTCTTAATCATATGATACCGGGTATCGGAGCAAGTAAAAACTTTGATTTACAAAATTCAGATCAACAGAAATATTTTGCTGACAGTAAGCAATTACCTGTTACTGAAATTAACGACGATAATCAAACAGTAAGCGAAAATCCTAAATTCTTTGATCAAAAGAAACCAGTACATTCTGTAGTAGCAGGTATTATGTTGCAGCAGGGTATTATTAATGACGTTGATCGAGGACCTATTACCAGTAATGCACAACGTGAAAGTCCCAGTAATGCTTATGGTATTGTTACTCCAGGACGTCCTGTATATGCCGGCGGCCTAACTGATGAAGATATTAAGTCACAGGTTGAATCTGGCAATCTTAAACCAACAGATGTTAAAATAGTAGCACGACGTGGCGGCCACAGTATTGTTATGGACGACGGCGATCTAACAGGACAAGACAATCTGGTACGTATTCGTACCAGCAAAGGTCATCAAATCACAATGAGTGATTCGGGCGACTTCTTTTATATTATACATGCTAACGGGCAGACTTGGATTGAGTTAGGTGCAGAAGGTACAGTGGATGTATATGCTACTAACTCAGTTAATGTCCGCACAGAAGGTACATTAAACTTACACGCCGACCAGGATATTAACATGTATGCTGGTAATAACTTCAATATTAAAGGCAAAAAAGTTAACATTAACAGCAGCGACGAATTAAACATTGCATCAGTTAATAAATTAACAGTCTACAGTCAAGCAGATTTAGGATTCTTAGCCGACGGATCGTTGGGATTTAAAGCACAATCGTCGTCTGTGCAGTCTGATGGAGATCTTAGTTTTAAGGCAGGTAGAATTAATCTTAATGGTGGCGGCGGATCTGTATCAATTAGTAAGCCTACTATTATTGCTGATAGTCAATTGCCTGGTACAGCATTTGTCGAAGGCACAGGTTGGCAAGTAAAAGACGGTGCAATCACTACTATTGTTACAAGAGCTCCTACACACGAACCTTACCCAAATCACAACAAAGGTGTATCGACTAAAGTTGATCTTGCACAGCCTGCAAACGAAACATCTGGCGATGGTGGCGGCACAGTGGATACTGTACCGGGAACCCCAGAAGGTGTATTGCCTACTGCTAATCCAGAAACACCATCTGCATCGGCTATGGAACAATTGAATACTGCTCCTGTAACACAGCCTGTAACGCCAGCTAATGTGTTGACACAAATTCCTGCTTCAACTAATGTTGGTGCCTTGGGTGCGTCCCAGGTAACTGGATTAATGAGTTCAACATCAGCAATGGTAGGTCAAGCTACCGGAGTAATTAGCAATAGCAAAGGTGTAGGACAATTTGGTTTCTCTATTAGCCAACTTGAACAAGCAGGATTTGTTAAACCCGGTACTAATGCACAGTTTGGTGGTATTGCTGGAGGTTTAACTTCTGTATTACAAAGTCCAAGCGTATGGACAGGCAAGAACAATACATTTAATCTTAATACATTCCTAAGCAATGCTCCGCTACAGACTAAAGTACAACAGGGATTAATGACAACAGGACTAAATCAATTACGATTGTCTGGAATTGTAACAGGAAAAGAAAGTACATTACAATTGGCAGGCTTAGTATCATCAGCAAGTAAATTTGGCGCAGCCAGTGTTGGACAGTGGGCACAAGGTATTGCAGGTCCGACCTTAACTGCACAGATTAATGCCTTTACTAAAAATGCACAGTTTTCTGTTAATCTTGTTAAAAATGCGTTTGGCGGTTTGAGTATCGGCGGCTTTGGGAGCGTCGGCGGAGGGTCTGGTTCGGTTGCTACTAACACAGTTAACCGTACAGTAGTTAATGCAGCATTAGCAGCAGTAATTGGTAATAAAAAAGTTCCAACTCCTAATTACAGTAATCCTGTCGCAAGTTCCAGTACCGGTAGTTCTTCTACTTCCACTGCCAGTGCATCAGGAGGGACTACTACATCTATTGATGTAACACAAATACAACAAGATGCTAAGATTAAGGCTTTTAACGAAGCACTTGCTCAAGGCAAAACAGAAGCAGAAGCTGAAAATATCGGTAGTGCAGCCGGTAATTTAGCAGGTGCAAATGCATTAGCGAATCTTAATCCGACTCCTAACGTGAATCCAGGTTACAGTTAAATGAGTAAATAGTGTTATGGCTACTTTTATCGGTTACAACTCAATTAATCAATATAAAAAGTTTACTCTTGTAGACTTTGATTTAATCAAACGCGACTTGATTAATGCATTGAATATTCAACAGGGCGAAGTACCTGGCCGTCCAGATTACGGAACAGTGGTCTGGAGTTACCTATTTGAAAATCAAACCCCAACATTAGTTGAAATGATAACAGCAGAAATCCAACGTGTAGCTGCTGGCGATCCAAGAATTTTCCTTAACGATACACAGGTATTCCAGCAGGAAAACGGCATGCTAATTCAGCTATTAGTTAGCGTAGTCAACGGTAGTACTGCAGAACAGTTAGCAATCTTCTTTGATCAAAATACACGCAGAGCAACCTACGTCTAAAAATACTCAGTTTATAACCAGCATAAATACTCTAATAAAGAGATGCTATGGCACAACCTGTACAAACTGCAAGACAAGCTGCCCTATTTGGCGTAGAAGATTGGAAAGCCCTGTATCAAGCATACAGAGAAGCTGATTTCCAAAGCTACGATTTTGAAACTCTACGAAAGAGCTTCGTAGACTATCTACGTCTTTACTATCCAGAAACATTTAATGATTATATTGAATCAAGCGAATTTATTGCATTGCTTGATGTCATGGCCTTTATGGGTCAAAGTTTAGCTTTCCGTAACGATTTAAATGCACGAGAAAACTTTATTGACACAGCTGAACGTCGCGATTCAGTTGTACGCCTCGCTAATTTAGTCAGCTATACACCTAAGCGTAATACTGCTGCACAAGGACTATTAAAAGTATTTGCAGTACAGACTACAGAAAGTATTACAGACTTTAACGGTGTAAATCTCAGCAATGTTACTATCAATTGGAACGATCCAACTAATGCTAACTGGTTAGATCAGTTTACATATATTGTTAACGCTGCCTTAATTGACAGTCAAAAATTCGGGCGTCCCGGAAACAGTCAAACGTTATTAGGAATCCGCACCGACGAATATACTATTAACTTGATTCCGGGCTATTTGCCTGTAATTCCTTATTCAGCAAACATTGACAGCATCAATATGCCATTTGAAGCAGTAAGTGGAACTACGCAAGGCGAAGATTACATTTATGAACCTGCTCCTCAACCCAGTGGCGCATTTAATATGCTATATCAAAACGATCAAATGGGCTTTGGATCTGGAAATACCGGATTCTTTTTCTTATTCAAGCAAGGTGTATTACAGAATCAAGATTTTAACCTAGCAGAAGCTGTACCCAATCGTACAGTAGATATCAACATTGATGGTATCAACAATCAGGACTATTGGTTATATCAGTTAGATAATACAGGTAGTATCAGTCAAGAATGGACTTATGCTCCGAGCATATATGCAGCAGCCACTGAGCAATTGTCGCCAGATCAACGTACATTCTATTCAATTACCAGTCGTGCCAATGACCAAATTACATTGACATTTGGCGATGGTGTATTTGCTACAATTCCGGTAGGAACATTCCGCACATACGTTCGTGCCAGCAACGGATTACAATATATTATTAATCCGGTAGAAATGCAAAACGTAATAATTCCAATTACATACATTAGCCGTTCTGGACGTTTAGAAACAATTACATTTACCTGCGGTATTACTGCTCCTGTTAGCAATGCAGCTATTCGTGAAACAATTGATCAAATTAAACAACGTGCTCCTGCACGTTATTATACACAGAATCGTATGGTCAACGGCGAAGATTATGATAACTTCCCGTTTACGCAGTATAACAGCATTATTAAGAGTAATGCAATTGTTCGTTCTGCTGTAGGTACAAGTCGTTACTTAGATGTCAATGATATAACTGGCAAATACAGTTCGACTAATATATTCGGCGACGATGGAATGATCTATAGAGAAAATACTCTACCTACATTCCAATTTGACTGGGTCAATATTAACGATATCGTCGATGTTATTACCAATAATGTTGAGCCATTATTAAGCAATCGCAGTCTTACACAATTTTATTACGCTAATTATCCACGTCCGTCATTGACTGTTTTGGATCTAGCTTGGCATCAAAGCACCACTGTGGTTAACGAAACTACAGGATATTTTTATAATATTCTTAATTCAACACCGCAGTCAATTGGCAGTTACGCTAGCAATAATGCCAAATATATTGCACAAGGTTCGTTGGTTAAATTTATTCCTCCTACTGGTTATTTCTTTGATGCCAATAATCAATTAAAGTTAGGAGTTCCAACTCGTAGTGATGAAAAATTAGAAATCTGGGCTACTGTATCTGCTGTAGTATTAGACGGAACTAATTCAGGATTAGGCAATTTATCCAATGGTTCTGGTCCTGTGGCGATTAATAATTTTGTACCAACTGGTGCTATTGCTCAACTGGTCATTCCAGTTTTTGTTGATACATTACCAGATGCACTACAAACTCAAATGCTACAGCAAATTGAATTAGCACGTAACTTTGGCATCGGTTATAATAATTTAACCAGTACTTGGTATCTAATTACTGCTCCTAATCTGGCACAAGATAGTGCTTTCAGTTTACAATATGCACAAAATACACAAGGTCTTAACTTAGATGCCTCGTGGTTAATGCAGTTTGTAACCAACGGGGTTACATACACAGTAACTTATCGTGGATTAGATTATCTATTTGCCAGTGTAATTGAAACACGTTTCTATTATGATGGTAGCCAGAAAGTATACGACAGTCGTACAGGTAAAGTTATTTCTGACTTTGTTAAAGCATTGAAGTCAAATAGCCAACCTGACATCAACACTCCATTGCCAAGCGATGTTCAAATGGAAATCATTGGACAACCTGTCGAAAGCGATGGATATGTGAACGACTACGAAGTTTATGTTAGCTACACTGATACTAACAGCGATGGCGTACCGGATAATCCAGATTTCTTTGATGAGATTGTTGCACCTGGTGTAAATTCTAATACCAAATATGTGTTTTTAGTACTATCACAAAATTTTGATAATACAGAAACTTATTTGCCCGTTGCGGCAGGTGTGGTGAACTTTGCTTATCCTACATTAGACTCGATTGAATTAGTTAAGAGTGAATTCGTTAACGGCCAAATATTCTTTGCTTACAGCGAAAATGCATTTTATCAATTGGTAATAACTACTACCAATGGTCAGATACAGCGTACATTAGTACCGCAAACTGATTACATCAGCAGAGTCGGACGTCAAAGTCTATATTACCAATATCGTCACAATAGCCCATTGACCAATGTAATTGATCCAGGTTCAACTAATATTATCGATATGTATTTGGTTACACAAAGCTATTATACTGCATATCAAAATTATATTAAAGATACAACTGGTACTGTAGCAGAACCAACACCGCCTACTATTGATGAATTAACCACTGTCTATGGCGGATTAAACAATTATAAAATGTTGTCAGATACATTGGTATTAAATTCTGTTTCGTTCCAGCCGCTATTTGGTGCCAAAGCAGAACCAGCATTGCAAGCAACTATTAAAGTTGTTCAAGCTCCTAATACTGTAGCAAGTACCAGCGAAATAAAGAGTCAAGTTATTACATATATCAATCAATATTTTTCTATTGATAAATGGAATTTCGGAGATACTTTCTATTTCAGTGAATTAGCAGCTTATCTGCATCAGAACTTAGGCACAATTATTAGTTCAGTTGTATTAGTTCCAATAAACCCATTGAAGAGTTTTGGTGACCTATACGAAATTCGTTCGGCACCAAATCAAATATTTGTAAGTGCAGCTACCGTTAATGATGTAAAAGTAATTACAGCATTAACACAAAGCAACATCCGTAGCCAGACATCAGTATCGGGATTATATCCTGTGCCAAGTCTTGGAAGTAGTTTAAGTCAAACAGGTGAGTATTAATGGCAACACCACGTTCAGTAGATCTATTACCGGAAATATTCCGTACCAGTACCAATACACAATTTTTAAGTGCTACTCTTGATCAATTAACGCAAGATAGTAATTTTAAACGTGTACAAGGATATATAGGTCGAAAGGTTGGTCCAGGTGTTAATCCTGCCGACAACTACTTGACAGAGCCAAGTGCAGTACGTGCCAATTATCAACTTGAGCCGGGTGTAGTATTTTTAGATCCTAACACCAGTAATCCTAACGATGCAATAACATATCCTGGTATGATTGATGCGCTTAACCTTAAAGGCGCACAAACTACACGTCAAGATGCTCTTTGGCAAAGCGAATTTTATTCGTGGGATCCATTCTGTGACTTAGATAAGTTTACTAATTACAGCCAATATTATTGGTTGGCCAATGGTCCAGATCCAGTTAATGTATCTGGTACAGCAGTTCCTCTTACTAATAATTGGGATGTCACTCGTGGTGCTAATGCCTACACATTTAGTGATACTTCGGGTAATAATCCAATTATTACTTTAGCACGTGGCGGCAACTATACATTCACAGTTAATCAACCTGGTTATGGCTTTTACATTCAAGCTGCACCAGGTGTGTCAGGCACAATGCCTGCTACACCTAATATTTCAAGTCGTACAGTTTTAGGTGTACTCGACAATGGCGAGTCACAAGGACAAGTTACATTTAATGTTCCTTTAAAAACTGCACAAGATTTTTATTACACACTGAATTCAATCGGAACAGTTGATCTATTGACCGAAACAGTATTATTCAATCAGCTTAATAATATATATGTAAGTCAATTTTTAGCTGCTAATCCCAATGGTATTGATGGCATCACATCTTTAAATGGTCGTACTATTGTATTTGCAAATACACAAACAGATCCTGAGGCAGGAGGCTGGGAAGTCGAAACGCAATTTGATCCGCTGTTACGTTTAGATTCTAATAACGGTCAGCCTGGCAGTTTTGATTCTTTATTATTTGACCAAACTACTGCTATCACAGATCCAGAACAACAGTACAGTATCTGGCAGATTCAATATGTTAACGATGTAGATGGCAATCCATTTATGCGTTTAAACAGCATATCAACAGTACCTAACCTAAGTAAATTTACTATTAAATTTGGAACACAATGGGCCAGCACAACTTGGTATAAAAATGCATCTGGATATTTTGAAGAAGTTCCATTACTGACAGCAGTTTTAGATACACTTTGGTATCAGGACGCCAGTAATCCAGAATTATTTGGACAAATACGTTTAGTTGATCCTGGTCAAGAAGTTACTATCGATATCGATGAGATCATAGGTGCAAAAAATTATACCAGTCCAAACGGTGTAGTGTTTACCAATGGACTTAAAGTTCAATTCCGTGGTCCAACTTATCCTGCACAATACGAAAATTTAACTTATTATGTTGAAGGAGTAGGAACCGGTCCAGGCACATCGTCACGTATTGGTTTCATTGATGGTGAAGCTTACTTTGGTCCATTTTATATTTCAAACGGCCAACTGATCGCCGGTACTGGTGCAGATGGCACATACCAGCAATACATTTATTCTACTGTAGCAGAAAGTCTATTAAACTATGGAGCAGGTGGCCCAACAGGTGCTCCTCTGCCTAATACAGGTGTCGCTGGTGCAACAGTAGGCAACGGCATTCGATTAATACCTGTTAGTGAATTAGTCACACCAGAAACATATACAGTAAGTGCAAGCGTTCCTTATGACAGTACCAGTTATGACAGTCAGCCCTATGATGCAAGTTTAAATGCACCGGAAGTGCCTGACTATATTACAATTAACCGTGCAAGTCAAGATCGCAATGCATGGAGCCGTAGCAATCGTTGGTTCCACAAAGATGTTATTGCAGCAACCGCTACTTACAATAATCAGGTATTGAGTTTAGACAATGCCTTACGTGCTAAACGTCCTATTATTGAATTCCGTACAGATATGTATCTGTACGATTTTGGAACACAGGGTAAAGATCCAGTTAATATTGTTGACTTCAGTCAAACTGATGCATTTAGCAATATCAATGGTCAACCTGGATACAGCATTGACGGATATACATTCATCGACGGTACCCGTGTTATTTTTGCAGCGGATCTTGATCCAAATGTACGCAACCACATTTATTTTGTTAATTTCATTGATCCAGACAACTCTGGCAATTTAATAATTGATCTTGTTCCGGCAGTAGGCGGTACAGCAACAGTTAATCAGACTGTAGTTACATTAAGTGGTAATACACAACAAGGAAAGAGTTTTTGGTTTAATGGAGTTAACTGGATTTTAGCACAACAAAAAACCAGTGTTAACCAACCGCCACTATTTGATGTATTTGATAGTAATGGAATCAGTTTTAGTAATTCAATTGTATATCCCAGCAGTACATTTACAGGTAGCCAATTATTCGGATATGCGTTAGGCAGTGGATCGACTGTAGATACTGTATTAGGATTTGCACTACAATACCTAAACATTAATAATTTAGGTGATATAGTATTTCAAAATTATCTATATTCAGATACTTTCATTTATGTACGTAACAATGTCAGTACCACAACAGCTATCAGCACAGGCTTTGCACGACAATACATTGAACGTACAGAATTTAGTAATCTAATCGGATGGCAAGCGGCTGCAATGGAAAATCGCAGTCGTCAAGAATTCCAGTTTACCTATGACGGATCGACACCTCTTCAATTAGATGTAGCGGTTGATACAACTTCTGTTTATTCCCCAGTTCAATTATTCATCGAAGGTGTATTTGTTGATCCAACACGATATACATATACCGTTACCAGCAATACAACTGTTATTACCATTGCCGATACTACAATTTTAGCCGGAACAGTAATAGAAGTATTGGTGATTAGTAATCAAACAAGCCAAGTCGGATTCTATCAAGTTCCGTTAAACTTGGCTAATAACGGATTGAATGAAAATTCTAAAACTCTATCTTTAGGCACAATTCGTACACATTATCAAAGCATTGGACAGAATCTTAAAAATATTCAAGGTCCAATTATCGGTGCAAACAACACACGTGACCTTGGTGATATATTACGCTATGGACAGATATTAGTACAAAACTCAAGTCCTGCTGTATTAACTGGTGTATTCCTGCGTGAAAAACAATACGAACTGTTTAAATCATTAAATTTTAACAGCCAGGAATATATCAAGTATAAGGCATTGTTAATAAATCTTGCTACAACAGGCGACTATGAAGGATATACTCCTACTGAAATATTAGATGCAGTAGTACAAGAAATTGCATTAGGTCGTAGCGATATCAGTCCATTTTATTGGAGCGATATGTTGCCATCCAGTGCAACCTATATCGAGAATAGTTATACCTATACTAATATCAGTACCAATGTGTTCGATACAGTGCAGACTTATAGCTTTACTACCAGCAACTATCAAGGACTATTAGTTTATCTAAATGGATTGATATTGACCACTGGTTACGATTATACAGTCGGCATAGACACCCCAACTGTAACTGTTACAGTTCCATTGGCAGTCGGTGATGTTGTTACTATTCGTGAATACCCAGAAACATACGGAAATTATGTACCTAACACACCTACTAAGTTAGGTCTATATCCTGCTTTCCGTCCTGAGATTTACGTAGATACAAGTTACATCGAACCACGTACAGTAATCCAAGGACACGATGGATCGATAACATTAGCCTACGGCGATTATCGTGACCAAGTTCTATTAGAATTTGAAACACGTATCTTTAATAACTTAAAGATTAAGTCACCAATACCCTTGACTGCGGCAGATGTTGTACCGGGACAATTCCGTACTACTGAATATACCCTAACTCAGATTAATCAAATCTTATCGGATGATTTCTTAACCTGGATAGGTTGGAATAAACTTGATTATACAACACAAGATTACATTGCCGGTAATCCATTTACTTACAATTATAGTCAAAGTGCTAATAAGTTAACCACAGGTCCAGTTGAAGCAGGCGCCTGGCGCGGAATATACAATTATTTCTACGATACATATACTCCTAACACAACTCCATGGGAAATGTTAGGATTGGCACAAAAACCAACTTGGTGGGAAAACGAATACGGTCCTGCGCCTTATACCAGCGGTAACTTAGTTTTATGGGACGACCTTGCCAATGGTTTAATTCGTGATCCAGCTGGAGCTTACGTAGACCCGCGTTATATACGCACAGGTCTACAATCAGTATTGCCGGTTGATTCAGAAGGTAATTTAGTAAATCCTTTACTCAGTGTAATCGGCAATTACGATTCAACCAGTTTCCAACGTAGTTGGGCTTTTGGTGACGATGGCCCAGTTGAAAATTCATGGCGTACCAGCAGTAGCTATCCATTCTCTGTTATGCGTCTATTGGCTTTGACTAAACCTGCTAAGTTCTTTAGCTTGTTTGTAGATCGCGACCGTTATGTTTATAACGATGCATTATTACAATATCTATGGGATGGCCGCTATCGTTTAAATGCAACTGAGCTAACTCCTTTATACGGAAATGGCACAAGCAAAGCCAGTTACTTAGATTGGATAATTGATTACAACCGTCAGTTAGGTGTTAATTCAACAGACACATTAACCACTACATTAAACAATTTAGATCTTCGTTTATGCTGGCGTGTTGCTGGTTATACCGATAAGAATTATCTAAAGTTGTACACTGAACGTAGTACTCCAGGCAGCACTAATGACAGCCTATTACTGCCTCAAGAAAGTTACAATATATTATTGTATAAAAATCAGCCGTTTAACGAAATCATTTATAGCAGTATTATTGTACAAAAAGTTGAACAAGGTTGGGCGGTGTTTGGTTACAGCACACAAAGTCCTTACTTTGAAATATTAGTTTCTAAGTCAAGTGGAGCGTCGACAACAGTATCCTATAACGGTATTAATATAAAAGTTAATACAACTTATACTAACAATGTTGTACGTGTGCCTTATGGTTATGTATTTGCTAACCTATCAAGCATGTGCGACTTTATTGCCAGCTACGGTGCCTTCTTAGAATCTCAAGGCCTAATTTTTGATACTATTGAAAACGGTTATGTTTTATCATGGTTACAAATGGCCCAGGAATTCTTATACTGGAGCCAGCAGGGATTCGCAGTCGGATCAATTATTAATTTGAACCCTGGTGCACAAACCATCAGTGTTGAACAACCACAGGCAATTGTTGATAACATTTTTGTCTATTCTCCAGACAATGTTATTCAAAATCAAAACAAAGAAGCATTGCCAACACGCGATTTAGTTGTTGATCGAATTGGCAATAACTTCCGTGTTACCAGCTTGACTTCTAACACTATTAACTTCTTAGATTTACAATTCACTGCCTATGAGCATATAGTAATTGTCAACAATGTTAGTATTTTTGCTGACTTGATTTATGATCCAGTCACTGGAGCACGTCAAGATCGTATATTAGTATCGGGATCGATTTCTAACGATTGGACTGGTTTAGTTAATGCACCTGGCTTTATATTAAATCAAAATAATATTGTTGAATGGATTCCTAATCAAAAGTATACTAAAGGACAAATCGTACTGTTCAAGAATGAGTATTGGTCAGCAATAGATATTATTCAACCATCGACTACTTTTGATTATAGTCTATGGATGAAGAGTAATTATAATGAAATTCAAACAGGTCTATTACCTAAC